GGTGTTCAGCCCATGAGCGGTCCTGTTTCTCAGATCTTCTACCTCGGTTCCAACCGTGGTACAGGAGATACGAATGAGACGCTGTACAGCAAGTACAACCTGACTTACTTGGGTCTGGAAGCATCGGCTATTAATAATGCTAGTGCTAGTATTGATGCACAGGCTTATGACCTTTCTGATATGAGTTTAGCTAATGGTGGTGGTCCTTCCTCTACCTATGGTGGTCAGATTGCTGATTTCCCCGCTCTAGGTAGTAGATCTACTTGGGGCTTTAGTATGAGTGCTGGTGAGATCCTGTCTGGAACTAATATTCCTGACATGACCTTCCACATTGAGCAGCAGCCCGTTGTTGCCCGTACTCGCAAGATGAGAGCCCTTTGGACTCTTGAGGCTTCTCAAGACCTTAAGGCTTATCACAACCTCGACCTTGAGCGTGAGCTTACTGAACTTCTTAGTTCTGAGCTTCGTCTTGAGATTGACCGTGAACTTATCGAAGACATTCGCATGATTGCATACGATGTTACGAGTACTGTTGGTCCTTGGAACCGTAGTAACCTGGATTGGGGTAACTCCAACAACTTTGGTAGTGCTTCTGTTGCTGATTCTCAGTTCGGTACTTTCCAAAATAACATGGGCGCATCTCTCCCCACCAATCCTAGTGGGAGTCGCAGAAATGTGTTCCTGATGGACTGGGGTAGCTCTGCTCTTAACTTCGCTCCTCGTCATGTTGGCGATACTTATGCTAACTTGCTGGCTCTGATTAACATTGCCTCGCAGGATATTTATAAGTCTACGCAGCGTGGTGCTGGTAACTGGCTGCTTACCTCCCCTGTGGTCGGTTCTCTATTAGAGTCTTCGGCTAAACTTCAGGGTGGTATTGATCGCAGCGATGCACCTACCAACTTCAGTAAGAACGGCGTTTCTTATGTTGGTAAGTTCATGGGTCGCTATGATCTTTATATTGATCCTCTGTATCCTGAGGACGAGATCCTTATGGGTTACAAAGGTAACAGCCCGATGGACGCTGGTTATGTGTACGCTCCGTACATTCCTCTCCAGGGTCTGCCGAAGATTGTTGATCCCGAGACTTTCCAGCCTCGTAAGGGTCTGATTACTCGGTACGGCAAAGCTGCTATTACCCCTGAGTCTAGATTCTATCGTATCATTAGATTCGTTGGTTCTACTAACCTTGTGGGTGATTGGACTGCTACGGCAACTAACCTTGGTGGCGGTGCTGTCTAACGTATTGTAATAATAATTACTAAATGACAATTTCATGGGGCGAGGATGAAAAACTCCTCGCCCTATTTTTGTTTTAATGCTATATAAAGTAGAGGATTCATGTATAAGTATAAAAGTACCTGTAGATTTAAGATGTTGGTATATACGGCCACTGATATTTTAGAAATAAGACCACAACAGATTCTTGAGTCTGTAGAGGAAATAAAACATCCTCATTTAAAATTAATAGAGCCTAAAAAGAAGACAGATAAAAAGAAACAATACAAGGTAAAAAAGAAGGGGGTAAGTGATGGCAAGAGTAGGTAAACCGATAATGAGCCAGTGGGGAAACTCTGGTGCTTTAGAGCCTATTTCTAATAATATGCTTGATAATAAGCCCAGAGGCCATATAGATCCTAGTAAATTAAATAATACTTTAGAAGGTGATCTTGTAGAGTTTAATCATTTTGAAGAGACTATCAACAGCTTTGTATTAGCTAGAATGGGTCATCCTATTGTAAGAGTAGAGCTTACCCCATATCAAATAAAAACTTGTATAGATGAAGCGGTTACGAAATTAGATTACCATTCTCCTAATTGGGCTAGACAATTTGCTGTCTTCGATGCTTCGGCTAATATAGCTATCTACGAGTTGCCACCTTGGGTACTTAATAATTTATATAATGTAATTTACAAAAAATCTTTGTTAAGTATACAATCACAAGCAGGAACGCTAGAATTTGACTTTTTTATTAAATATTTCCAGGATAACTATCTTTTTAATAACTTTAGTATAGGAGATTACTACCTTCTTCAATCTACAATGGAGATGACTAGAAAGATTTTAGGGCAAGATGGTTCGTGGGAGATTATTAATAATCAATATCTTCAACTGTATCCACCCCCTGCTGTAACACCAGAGAGAGTTATTTTGGAGTATAAGGCTATTGATAGTAATACAATAGGCCCAGCCTACAGAAACTGGATTCAGAAATATACTTTAGCTTGTGCTAAAGTCCTATTAGGGGAGATAAGGAGTAAATTTTCCTTGATCCCTGGTCCTGCGGGAGGGACTCAATTAAATGGTGCGGCCCTTGTTCAAGAAGGTAATGCCGAAAAACAACAGCTTCAAGAGGAACTTCTTTCTGAGATTGAGCAGCCTCCTAGATTTACTGCTTACTAATGGCTAAAGGGAAGAATTTTAAAGTAACTACACCTATGCCCCCTCTCCCCGAGCTTTTAGGGGGGACAAAGCTTAGTTTATTTGATCAAACTAATAACGATATTAATTTATTTAATTTGGTTGATGATGAAATTATACGGTTGGGAGGATCGGAATTACTTTATTATAAGTTTAGACGATCTGAGGATTATGATGAAGTTTACAGAGAATCTAGAAGTAAGGTGGTAGATACAGAGCCTATCTTAGTTCATGGGCATTATAACCCTACTGTATTAGAAGAGTCCTTAACTGAATTTGGTATAGAACTTACCAATGATCAATTGTTTATTTTCAATAAGTCTTATATAGAACAAGCTTTAACTCGTTCTCCTATTCCAGGGGATATCCTAGAGCCTAAATTTCAATCTCAAAAGTATGAAATCTTTGAGGTTCAAGAGGATAGCTTTGAGATTTATGGTGTGTTTCACCTAGCTTGTTCTGCAAGACTCCTTCGTGACTCTAAAGAGGTGGTAGATGAAATACTCCCAGAAAGATCCAACGATTTAGGGGGGTATCTAGATGCCTAACCCAAGAGAATCCGTGTATACAGGTAAACAAATACTGGATGTTTTAGATGCTACCACGGAGTACTCTGGAACAAGTACTAGCAGTACGGGAAGGACTGCTAGAGCTAAATTTAGATCTTATTTATTAGAGGCTACAAGTAATTCTACCTTATCTCCTTTTGTATATAAGGATATTCTTAGAGCTTTAATAGTATCTTTTGGTAATTTACATTTTATTGATGGTGAAAATCAGCTTATTAGAGTTAAATCTGTTCATGGAAACCCAGAAAGAACTATAGCTAAACTATCTCAGGAAGATAATATTATTCTTCCTATTATCACTATTCATCAGGATGGGGTCAAGGAAGATAAATCTAAGCGTAGATTTGATGATATGATAATTCAAAGAAGTGAGTGGAATCAAGATATTCAGAGAGCAGAGAGGATAATAAGTTCCGCTGATGTTCCTGTAAAGTTAATATACAATGTAAATTTATGGTGTAAATATATGGAGGATTTGGATCAGCTATCTCAGTCACTTAGATTAAGATTTAATCCTAGTGTTTTACTAAAAACCCCTATAAGTAATGCTATAAAGGCTTTTTTGGTGTCTGAGACTAGTAAAAGCAGTGCCTCTGCTGGCGATAGGGAGGACAGGGTCCTTCGTAAGAGTTTTGCTTTAGAAGTGGAAGCTTATATCCCCAGCCCACAATTTAAGATTACCTCCACTGGTAGGATAGAGAAGATAGTGTCTGATTTATGGATTTCCAAAAAATAAATATCACTATTGTATGGTCTAGAGGTAAATATAATAGGAGAATGTTATGAAAGTAATTAAGAATGATTCGTACACTGGTAGAGAGATAATCCTTTCTACCCCCAAAGGACCTCAAGGTATTTGGATCACCCCTAGAGAGCAGGTTGTAGTCCCTGACTCAGCTTTAACCAATACTGTTAAGAATTTGGCTAAAAGACGAATTTTAAAAATTACTAACGCATAAGGAGATATAATATGGCTAATTTCGTAAGTCCTGGTGTTTATGTTATAGAGAAGGATTTGAGTGACTACCCTGTAGCCATTAACCCCTCTGTTGTAGGTATGGTTGGGTTTGCTAATCAAGGCCCTATCAATAAAGCTACTTTAATTACTAGCCAAGAAGGTCTTGTTCAAGTCTTCGGTAACCCTAGTGAAAGTATTAATGGTCAAGCATTGGAAGGGTCCTTGGAGATATTAGAAACCACTAACAGCATGTATTTCATTAGATGTAGTGATGCTGCTGGTGCTAAAGATGCTTCTTCTACTGTGGTTATCGGGTCTTGCCCTTCTTTTGAACTCAGTGCTAATGATTATGGGACTACCTCAAGTCTGTACCTGGATGTTCAAGTTAATGTTGATGGAGTTAATTTCTACCCTACTCCGAAGCAATTTAATATACCAGCAGGAACTTCTATAGGTTCAACCTCTGCTCAAGCTTATGCTATTAAAAGTATAGTAGGTGGTTCTTTAGATGGTGCGGGTGTAGGTTCTTACTTTGATGATACTACTGCTGGCAAAACTAAAGGTTGGGTTGCTGCTGGTTTTGCTGGTTCTAGTGTGGTTCTTACTGCTTCTGCCTATGGTGCATCTACTAGACTGATAACTGATGGGCTCTCCGCACTGCGCCCAGTTGATGTATCTGGAAATTCTGGTAATCAAGTATCATCTATTTCCGTAACAGGATGTGATATAGTTTCCACTGGAGCAACCAGAAGTTTAGCTTATTCGGTTCAAAGTTTATACCCAGGAATAGGATATAATGAGGGAGCTAATGTTGATGGGACTACGAGTGGGTTCTCTACACAGGTTCTTAGAACTGGAGGCATAAACACTAATGTTTCTATCAATAAAGATGGTGCAGCGGAAGAATCATTTAGAATGTCCTTAGCTGCTTCTGGTAGCTTTGCTGAAGATGTTCTTAATACTGGGGGGACTAGCCTTAAATCACAGTATGTGAAAGGGTACTTTACTTACCAAGGGTCTGATGCGGGGGTAACTGCTATGCCTACCTTCCAATCTCAGCTTAGTAGTAATTTTATTGGGGAAGCTATTGACGGAGACGCTGGAGGTGGGGCGGCAGCAGTTAATCCACGATTCTGCAAGTTTACGGAAGGTACTTATACGTTAGCTGGTGGTGATAATGGTGACCAAACCAAAACTCAAGTAATCGGAACTGCTTCTGATAAGACTGGGATTTATGCTCTTGATGATGATACTCTTAACATTTCAATGGGTTGTGTTGCTGGTAATTCAGACCAAGATGTTCAAGGTACTCTTATTAGCCTTGCTGAAACTTCTCAAAACTTCTTAGCAGTGGTTTCTCCTCCCGAAGGATTAACTAGTGTTCAACAAGCAATAGACTGGTCTAATGGTCAATCAGACGAAAGAACGGCTGCCATCGCAAGCAATTACGCTGCTATTTACTGGCCTTGGGTTAAGACCTTTGATGTTATTGCCCAAAAAGATAGGTACTACGATCCTGCCATCTTCGCTATTAGGCAGATGGCATACACAGACGATGTAGGAGAGCCCTGGTTCGCTCCTGCTGGAGTTATACGAGGTAGGTTGACCAAACCCTCTGAAGTGGAAATCAGCGTCAACCAGGGCGACAGAGACTCTATGTATAGTGGTGGTAATGTGGTTAACCCAATTGTTAATTTCCCTCAACAAGGTCTCATGATCTTTGGACAAAGAACTGCCCAAAGAAACCCAACTGCTCTTGATAGAGTGAATGTTAGACGAATGCTTATTATTATTCGTAAGCAACTTCTGGCTTCTACTAGACGATTTGTTTTCGAGCCCAATGATGCTACTACTTGGGAGAAAGTTATCAATGTTGTTAACCCCCTCCTGGATGATATTGCTCGTAGAAGGGGCTTGGTGGATTACAAAGTTGTTTGTGATGAGACCACCAATACACCAGTAAGGGTAGATAGAAATGAATTGTGGTGTAAAGTTCTTCTGAAGCCCACCAAGACGGCAGAGATCGTTGTATTTGAGCTTAACCTCACTAACCAATCGGCAACCTTATAAAGGATTAAATTATGACTAGATCATCTTATTACGCTAATAACCTTAACCGAGATCTTAATGAAAATGATGGTCTTCCCGTCATATCTCAAGATCTTGAATCAATAAGGGCATATCAATGGGAGATAACCTTCTTTCCTCCAGCAGAGATAGAAGTTCCTTTGGGATTCTCCAAGCCTCTTACCTTAGCAGCTAAGAAGGTTAATGGAATGTCTGTTAAAGTTGAAGACATCGCAGTTAATAGAGTTAATGATGTTACTTACTACCCTGGCAGACCTTCTATGGGCGAGTTGGAAGTTACTTTTGATAACCTTCTCAGAACCAAAGCGGGTTGGCAACTTTATAAGTACTTCCAAACTGTTTATGATCCCCTTACTGGGGAGTTTGCCAGTACCTTCCTAGATAACCCTGGGCAGTTTAAGACTACTGCTGAAGTGTTAGAGTTAGATGGTCAGATGGAGCCAGTTTCTTTAGTTAAGCTTGTAGGTCTTTACCCTAAAGAATTTACTAAAGCTGAGAAGAACTATTCCACTAACGATTTTGATACTGTTACTGTTAAATTCCGCTATGATTTCTTAATTCAATTAGGAGATACCCGAGGATAATTAATAACTATAATAAATAAGCCAAGAGCCCAACTCAGCCTCTGTCTTTGGTTGGGTTGGGCTCTTCTAATATAACCATGGATTTTTTCAACGACTTACTTACTAGTTATGCGCTTCTTAAGAAGAGGAAGCTTAGTATTACTTTGGATGAAGGGGTATCTATTGATACTCAGGGGCAGGGAGAGGCACCTAGTTATGGTGCTATTCGTTCTAGGGGAGGAGAGAATGGCAACACACACGCAGATGAGGTTATAAGGAGGACTGATGAACACATGGCTAAAGTATTTCCTGGTGTGGATGTTGCGGCAACGCCACAGCCAAAGGGCGAAGTAAACGATGGGGGGAATGCCGCACTTGTGACCGCACCCTTAGAGCCTGACATGAAATTAATAGCGTATGGAGCGCAGGACCAAGGAGATACAGGTACGGAAAGTACCACCAACGGAAATGGAGATAAAAAGCCAGCGAAGGAGACTCCTCCGTGTGGTAGGGGGATAGTATGGCAAACTAAACCTAATGAGATGGTTATATATCGCACCTGTAAGGTTGGCGGGCAGGCTACATCAACCTATAGAACTATGGTTGCGCGGCATTTCTGGAGGGGTGGCACAAATGCTGAAGACTATGCTGAAAATATAGATCCCTGGGTCATGTATATGCAGAATAGTAGAGAGGGGAGTCACTTACTTTCTCTATTTAAAGATAGTCCTGAGGTTATAAGCCAGCTTACTGCACTAATGAGAAAGGGTTGGGGAGATGGTAAGCCTCAAGATAGTTTCTATGATCCAGAAAAAGCATCTTCTATTTTTGGTGTATTAGCTAAAACTATGAGAACGCAGGGCCAAAGACATATTAATTTAGGCACTGTTTCGGATACTATATTAGTTCCTGTAATTCCAGATGAGGAACACACTCTAGCTGCATTAGAAACTATGGTTAAAGCTTTAGATATAATTCTTCGGAAACCTATAGATAAAGAAGATGCACAATGGATGCACAGAAATTTATACTTTGTGACTGATGAACACGGAGAGGAGCAGCTATTCTTTAGAGCTATTGAGGGTGAGGAGACTGGAGTAAACTACACGGCTGCTCCTGGACAATACTTTCATTTTTTAAAGCAGTTTAAAGATTTTAATCAGTTATTAAGAGATACATTTGCAGGGGAAAAAGACTTTGTTATCCCATCAATAAGTAGAGAAGTTATATATGACCACAGTGATGCAGCATTAGCCAGCCAAGATGTGATAACAAATGTGTCTGAGGAAATATCTGCTATTGTACAAATGCTTATAGGACCACGCAGTAATCTTACCTCCGAGGAGAGGAGGCAAAGAGCCGCAGAAATGTACCATGCTTTACATGAGAAGTATGGAATTAATATTAACCATGCAATCAGGGCTACAACTGGTCTACCTGCTGGGGGTACAGCATTAAATGATGAGTACTTAGCCTTAATGGAAGCTTTTCATCAATTAAGAAATACTAATGATCAAGATGAAAGAAAGAAACTTGATTTAGATACTACTAAATTTTTTGAAAAAGTTGAAGCATTAGTTACTCAAAAAGTTTTAGAAGCAGACGCAGATTTTGTTGTAAGGGTAGGGACAGGTGGTGGAGAGTTCGGATTCAAGTCTGATCAATTTTATCTTTACAAAGCAGACTCAGACGGACTAGCAAGAGCATCCAGGTTTATGGGAGTGGATATTGACGGAGATGGGAATATTGATTCTGCGGAAGCGGAAGCAGGGGGTTTTGATCCTACTCCAAAAAGCTTTAGGGATATTGTAAGAGATGGTGTACCTAGACATGATAAAGGAGCTAACGGTGGTAGGGGTCACACAAGATCAGATGCGGAGTGGGAAACAGCTAAAGACGCAGAGTGGGCCAGGGTTAAAGAGTTATGGGGAGTAGAGGACGATAATCAGGAAGTTTATATAGGTTATGATTCTTTGAAGTGGAGTTCCCCCACAAAAGGTAAGAATAAAATAGCTACGGGGGGAGGAAGGAAGTTAGAGAGCGTACCCTTGCAGTTGATAGGGGATGGAAAGCCAGGAAGTCCTGGTGGATCTTTAGGTGAGTATATGAACGGCACCCTGGACCAAGATTCAGAGGAGTATAAATGGGTAGATGGTATGTTGGGGTTAGTTGGTACTAGGGGAGAGATTGATCCCAAAACTAGTGAGGTAATCCCAGGAACTGACTATACTGAACAAGTTGCTGATAATCTAAGATCTCTAAGAGATACTAATGACACAATGGCTAGTCTGCAAAACACACAAACCCAAAGTCTTACTGTTTCACAGGTCCGTGCTGAGTTGTGGCACTCTATACAGAATATAGAAGAACTAAATTTAACTAAAAAAGAAGTAAACTCTTTGATACAGGGTGGGGAGAGACCAGATGCGGCTGAAGTTATGGACATGGGGAATCTTGATTTTAGTCCAGCAGAAGATTCTTCTCAAGGGGTCCCATTTAGAGATCAAAACCCACTAGCCTCAAAAGAATCGTTATTAGTTAAGGCTGCCAGAGATAGGGTTCAGAGGGCTCTGTGGTTTAACCGTATTAAACAGGGATTAAATGACCCAGACCCAAAAGTAAGGAAGGGCTGGCAACATACAGTAGCTATACTTCAACTTCAGCAAGCTTATGATACTAATAATGCTTGGGATACTATAGCAGATGGTAAGAATAATCGTACCGCAAGACACAAACGAGATGAAACTTTAAAGAAAATACTAGACCCTTTCATGGCTGATGGTACTCCAGATGAGGTTAGCTCCCGTATTAGTTGGGGAAGGGGTGGTGGTTATTCTATTAAGGGAGAAGGTGGTAGCTTAGGTTATAGTTTTGACAGTAAAGGTCAGGTTGATACCTCCTTTACCCCAGATGAGAGTTATTGGGATCCCATAGAGCAAAATTCAAGTACAGAATATTCCTCTAAAGAACTTATGAACAAGCTCTTAGAAGTTCAGCAGTTAATGTTCACTCACTTAATTAAAGAATAAAGACCTATCTATACTTAAAAGATCTTTAAAATCTATTAAGGCATAGTTATTTAATATATATATTATTCTTTTTTTGTTAATGTTTAGTTGATTACATATATGGCTATCTTGTTTTATTAAAGCTATTATACCACGACGATCCTGAGCCATCAAGACAATTCCTGATTTATTTGCTTGGTCAGCATCTTTTTCTGTCTGCTTGATGAAATCGTAGATCTTAGATTTTGGATTGAGGAGGGAGTACAGGTCCAGGTTGTTGTAACCTTTCTTACACTCGATGGTGTAGATGAAATCTATAGGAGTTATCAAATCTCCGTGAATTTTTAGGTGACTTGGGAGGGTGTGAGTGGTAGCATAGGCACCCGACCCAGGAGTTCGTTGGAAGTCGGTGGTCTCAAAGTGTTCATTAAGAAGCTTTGCTACCTTCCTTTCAAATGCTGCTCCTTTGGCCTTACTATTCTTACGCTTAGGTTTCTTACGCAGATTATCTAAATCATATAAATCTTTCATGTTTATCTCCTTCGGTACTATTATAGATTATGTCAGAAGCAGAATCTAAAGAAGTGTTAAACCCGAATGATTGGGAAGTTAAAATACAACATAGGAATAGGAATCGTATGAAGATTACATTTAAATTGAGTCAGGAAGAAGCAGCAGCCTTTAATAATTTTAAAGATGCTACTTGCCCAGAGGGTCTGGGCGAGGAGAGTTTTATTAAGTCTATATTCTTCTTAGGTTTAACAACCTTAGAACAGAATGTTACACAGAGGATGGCTGAGGCTATGGAAGTAGAGGATGGGGAGGTATCTTTTGATATAGAAGAAGATGCGCCCACAGACGATGTCGTAGAAAATGAATAAATCTTTTTATAAGAATATTGTAAAAGAAAACGAACTTAATAAACTTATTAAAGATCAGAAGTATTCTGGGTCCCGAGAGTTTATATTGTTTACCTCTGTATGGGATGAAGTTTCTTCTACCTTACTAAAGAAGTTAAAATCTAGATCTCTTAGGAGATCTATAAGTATTATAAATTCCTTTGATACTCCACATAGTTTTGTTATATGGGGAATTAAGACTGTACCTTCGTTAGTTGTCCTTGAGGGGAGGGGAGCAGATAAAAGAGTTATTATTACTAGTCACACAACTGATATTTATAAACGATTAGGGTTGGAGAAATAATGGAAGGAGAGTATACGAAGAAGGCTTCTGAAAGAACCTACTCAGATATAGGGTCTATGGTGGGGAAGCTTGTTGAGGATAAGCAGAAGGCTTATGGGGATTCTTTTGGTAGGAGTGGTAGGTGCTTGAAGGAAATGTTTCCTAATGGTATCGAGGTAGACCAGTATGGGGACCTCCTTACAATTGCCAGGATACTGGATAAGCTATTTCGCATAGCTAATGACCCAGACGCATTTGATGAGAACCCTTATCAAGATATAGTCGGGTATGCGTTGTTAGCTATGCGAAGATACGGTTAGTTAGATTTGTCCCTAAGTAGTTGCTCATATGCCTCTAGTTTGGATAAATATTTTTTATTCTTTGTGTAGATGAGCCTGAGATTATTCATTATAATTGTGGTGAAGTAATTGAAAGCTTTTCCGTTTTCTGGTTTGAACTTTCCTATGGTCTTAAGAATAAGCACAAAGCACTCTTGTTTAGCATCATCTAAATCTACATCAAATCCATAAGAGTTGATAATGTTTTGGATTAGTAAATCGAACAAAGAAAACAGTTCTTCTTGGTGCTTTTTGGATTCGTTCTGGTATAATAAGATCAGTTCCTCAAACCTGTCGTTGTCTATGTAGTGTTTCGCCATGAACCTTAATAATTTATATGCTGAGAGCGGAG